CAAAGTTTTCCTGACGGGAGGCGATGCCCTTCCAGACACCGGCCCGTCCCACGGGTCGCCGCACACGACTAGCTAAGCTAGCGTTCTCTGCCGATACTCATCGGCACAGGTGCTGCAAATATGCAGCACAGAAGACTTTAAAGGAACAAGTCTTCTACATACAGCCCAAACTTGTCTGTATGTGATGGGGTAGTCAACTCCCCGTCGTCTGTCGCGCCGAATACGGCGCGCAGCTGCCAAAACGCTACGATTAGTAACGCGTTTTGGGAAGATGCCAATCTTGGCATCTTGGTAGGCCGCAGAAAATGTGGCCTGCTGCAACCACGAATCGAAGTGGCTGCATTCGTCCCCAGAACCACTGGGAACGAAGCGAACGCGCATCGCGTTCGCCCGAACTCTCGCAGAAAAAGACGAGGGGTCGGTCGGGGTTGGATCATAACGAGGGATCCCCCCGAAGATAGAGTTTAATCTAACTCTATCAAGCGCTGACATCACAAAGTGGTCAGGCTTAGGTATTAAAATACCTAGTCCTCCCAAATGAGGTGGGAGGAACGGGCTCAAACAACATCGAGCCGACACATTCAGTAAATTTGGAAACTGAATGCGCACGACACGGTTAAACCGTGTCGCGAGTGAAGGATCTGTTTCCTTCACTGCTTCTGCTATCGAAATAGCAGAGGCCTCATTGCTGGGGAAGAACCTCCGGCAAGAGAGCATTGGCACTAAACGTAAGCCAATGCACCTTCTACCCTTTGAGTAGAAGGGAGGGAAACTTTTATAGTATCCCTCGCAGAAGATAGCTTGATCTTCTGACTCGAACGTCTTTGATACGTTCAAGGGCATACCCACGGTATGCAGGAGTGCACAATAGGAAGTGTACTCCGACTTGGTCCAATAAGAAACCAAGTCGTCGCCCTTCAAATAGAAGGAGCGCCAGTTGCCTTTCGTGGCTACGCCACAGACAGCTGCATGGACATAAGATAAAATTGTCCATGTCATGGGTAAACCCATGAGGGCCCCCCGCAAAAGCGGGAGCCCGTCAACTACCATATTTTGGTAGATGACGTCCGGATCGATTTTCCAGATCCGGCAGACCTCCCCAAGAGTATGATGGGAGAGGCCGTCTGTCGCTTTAGACAGATCCGCCGAATAAAACAATCGGCGGCGACCGTCCCTTGGGTAAGGGAAGGTCAGACACTCGGGGCGAGCCCCAAGTGCCTTCGACCAGATACGATATCGGTCGAGCGTAGGAAAGAATCTCTTACGCAGCACGTGACCATCGGTCACGAGCAGGGGGTGACTTTTCGTCACCACCCGTGCCTTGAAACCTAATTCAGGCACAACGGTGGCATAAGACATGCCATCGTACGGAAAGATCTCAGCGATTGTTTCCGTAGATCGACGCGTAAGAGCGTCGATTCTCGGACCTTCATGAAGGTTCGAGGGGTCGACAGGACGAAGATGTCGACCGCGACCGCCTAATTGGCGTTCGCGACGTTGCTGCATGGCAACGCCCACATTAACGTGCGCTTGCCGCTCCCGATAAAGGGAGCGGTGACGTTGATGTGCGTTCCGCAAGACTGCGGAACGGCCCCCCTCTTTTCTTGTAGAGAGGGAGGTTGCCGATGAACCAAGTATCGGCATGCGCTCCGCTGGCGGAGCGTTTCCAGCGATTACGGGCGCTGGAATGGTCTTGCGAGGCAAGATCTCCTCGAGCATTTTAATCACTCGAGGATCCGTGGGTACATCCCACGGCTCTGACAATGTCAAAAGAGCATTGTCAAGGGCGGTACGCTGAATAGCGTCCGTCGGTCGCGGTAAAGCGCGACCGGTCATTGTCAAAGCAATGACTCTGTTGGGCAACATATTGTACCAACATCTGGGACTAACAAATCCCAGGGTGACGAAGTAGTCTTCGTCAGAGCCCCCACTAAGAATGTGGCGGCGAAGTCTCACATAGGAGGCTTTAAGTTGTGGAATCACAACTTCAGGTCCATTAATAATAATGGATTTCGCTTTCGCTCTAAGAAAGCGGCGCAAGGAAGTATTCCTTGCATGGCAGCGGAGTCCCGCTGCCTCAAACCCTATAATTAGGGTCTGAAGCGTCCTTAGGACGCTTTCTTTGCCTTGCTTAGCAAGGCGCTGGCGGAGCTTAGCTCTGCCTCTATTGCTCATAGAGCAATCAGGGTTCTTAGAACCCTGGGGTGCGGTCTTTGACCAGTGGGGCGTGATGCGAATCGCGCTCCCGGAGCAGTCCAAGACACTGTCAATGATAGGTAGCAAATCTATCATGGTGTCC